AATTGCCATTCCAACACCAGCCATAATTGCTGCTCCAGGCAATGCTGCACCAATAGCTCTAGCGCCACCTAAAACCTTACCAGCAATTTTTCCTCCTGGTACAGGAGCGCTTTTAGGCCCAGATGCACTTTTTCCTCCTGGTATAACAACTGCAGAATCGGGTAAACCAATACTTGATTCTGCAGTTTTGTCCTCAGTTGTTTCATTAGTTCTTTTAAGTGTTTCATTCAAATCTTTTATATTAGTAGCTAGTATAGTATTATTCTTTTGATTGTCGGATAATTTAGACATGAATAGATCAACTGCTTTACTTTGTGTCTTAATTACATCTAATGCGCTACTAGGTACTATTTTTGAGGCTTTGCCAAGTTCATCTATTTTTTTCATTATGAACATCTGACCTTGGCTAAATTTAACTATTTCTTTTTCTAAATTTTCTTTAACAGGTTTTTCTGTTTTCTGTCTACGTTCTTTTTTCTCTGTAGTTTTAGGGGCTTTTTCAAGTATAGACTTTATTTTTATAACTTCAGTAATTAGCTCTTTAATACTCAAAGTTTGATCGTCAGTTTTTATATCTTGCTTGTTATTAATATTAGTTATTTCTTTTTCAGTAAGTTCTTTATTTCTATTTAAAATAAAGTTAAAGGTATCTTTCAATCCTCCTAAAAAATCTTTAGCAAAATTTGCTGGATTAAGTCCTCCAGTAGTCCCTATTTTTTCATTTTCAACATCAAATTCTTGTTGTGTTATTTCTTTTTTAGCTAATTTTACTCTTAGTTCTTCACGTTGTTGATATTGTGCTGTCGACTGAAACATATAAGAATCAGGTTTCCTACTGTTTGGATTTACAAATTTCCCAAATATATCTTTTAGATTTGCTGGATTTTTATCAGCTAATCTAATTGTGCCGTCAGGTGATTGTATTAGATTAATAGTTTTTTCATTAGCTTTTTTATTAGGATTTTTCTGAGTATTTAAAGATGTATTAGTAAGTGACTCAAATATTTTTTGAAGATTAGTATTTACTTGATCTAAATTTTTATCTACATCATTAAGTTCTTTAGCTAAAACTCCTGTACTAACTAAAGATTCTTTGCGCAATTCTTTAGTTAATTCCTCTAAGAATTGTTTACCTTCACTATTTTTATCTTTAATTAAGTCAGTAAGTTTTGAGATAGTCATTGTGCTCTAGCTTTTTGTTGTTTTTGTTTTAGTCTTTCATTCTCATCTCTAATAAACTGCGTCAATAAAGCTACATAAATTTCTCTTTCCCAGGGTAGCATGTTTTCTATTTCTTGTAACGAATACTTATGGTGTTGAATTAAAGCAAAATTTAATTTATAGTAGTTTACAAGATTATCCTGAGAAAGACTCATACGAAAAAATTTTGGAGGCCCTCCAATTTTGTTTCATTAGGATGACCACACTTTGTACAATCTTTACTAATATACTGGCGTATTTTAGGCATAGTAACGAAAAAATTCTCAATCTTGTCAAATTGTTCTTTTGTCATACTAAAAATAAATTGTTTTAATTCTTCTTCTGTTTGATCCTGGCAAGAAAATGTATCATCTTTAGTGTAAATGTTTTTCATGCATTTGCTAACTAAATCAAAAGTTTCTGTTTCTGTGCCTTTTTGAAACAAATCTAAAACTTCTTTAAAAGTAGGATATCTAAGTTCAACACTTAATTCGTTTTGTATTTCTATTAGATTTGAATGTTTGTCAAACTTATCTACTTTCAAATCTAAAATATTTACTGTGACATCGTTTCTTTCACCGCAAGCTGAGCAATTAAGGTATAAGTCTATTGTCTCGCCTATTGATTTTGCTCGTAACATTAAAAAGATATATTCTAAATCAAAGCTAGCTAATTCATTAATTTTTAGTTTATTAAATGTACAAACATCAATCAATTCAGTTAAAATTCTTGAAAGCTCATCATCATCTGCTTCAGATAATGTCATTAAAATTTTGTATTCTTTAACCAAAAAAGGTCTAAATAATATAGTTTGTCCTGTTGAAGGTAATTTTAAAGTATAGGTCGGTGTCTCAAGTTTTGGTAATGCCATATATTCTCCATCAATTAAAATATTCTATTACCGGTGTTTGGATCAATAATTTGAAAGTTGTCATTATTTTTTCCAGTACCAGAACGACTTTCATTAGGTATTCTTTCTCTTGGTGGCGTGGTTAAATTTCTAGATGAAATAGTATACTTATCTGGAAATCTATCCTCAGCATAATCAGTTAGGTCATTAGTCCAATATCTATATGCGAAGGTCACTGATAACCTATGAGTCATGTTATTAGGTTGTTGATTAAGTTCAAGTATATTCATAGATCTAGGAAATGCCTCCCAGATATAGTTTTGATAGGTTACTTCATCTTTTTCATTAAGTTGATTAATTTCAATTCTCGGAGATATATATTTTTTTGGATATTCAACGAAAAAACTAGATTTTTTAACTATAAATTGCATCCAATCATCAAAAAACATTTTTACGCCCATATAAGAATCAACATAAAAATTTACAGTTATTCCATCTCCTCCATATTCAGAGGATTTAGCTCTTTGATAACTTGGTCCAAATATTTTTTGCGATTGAACACTGATATTTAAAGGGGGAAAATTAGTTGATTCTGCCATCATACTAATAAATCTTGCATCCCCTTCTGGGTTGACACTCAACCCAGCAGGCTTTTGAATCAATACTTCAAATCTATTCTGCCTTGCTAATCCTCTTTTATATATATCAGCTTTAAAAGAGTCAACACTAAAGACTGCTTTTTTTCTTTTAGATAATGATGTAGAAGTAACAGTCACTGATCCAGACGATGTACTACCTGTGATTGTTTCAGCCATTAGTATTTTCCTCTACTTTCTCTCCAGACTTTATTTTTATTGGCACCCACAAATCTTTCCACAGGTAATTGTGAGGCTGTGATCCAATCATTAAATGGTATAGTAAGAAACCTAGATTGCACATGATCTGTAAGATAATGTTTAACACATGCATTTACTGGGGCGAATCTAGCAGATGATGATAAAGTTCCCCAGGAAATTTTTATTCTAGTTTTTTCTGAAATAGTTTCATCTGTAGCTAGTTCCATTAAATATCCTAATAGTTTAAATCTTACTAAATAGGGTAAATAATGAAGATTTATACCAAAAAATCCATCTTTAACTAATCTAAAGGGAAGCACTAAAGGAAATCTATCAAAATACGGTAAAGTATCTTTAAATTTTGGGTCATACATAAACAAGTACATTTGACCCGGCAAGATTCTATTGGTTAGTGGTTGATTTTTTAGAAGAGTATCTGCTCTCAATCCAGCTAACCTTTTAACTTCGGATTGATACCAAGTGTATGACTTCGAGGTGTCCGCACCTGCTTGTCTTAATTTGTCGAATACTGAAGTAGCCATTTAATTATTTATTATAGGTATCTAAGCCTAGATCTTTTTCTGTTAGTATTATGAATTTAATATTTCTATCTTCGCAGAATTCAAATGCTGCTTTCCATTTAGCTTGATTCACGCCATATTGGAAAACCTCATCTATGAATTGTTTAGTTTTTCTTTTAGGGATAGCAGGAGGTTTTGTAAATCTTTCAGGTTTAATTTCAATTAAGTATTTCTGAACATTCCTTGATTTATCCCTCACTTTGATGTAAAAATCTACGAAATACCTATGAACCTTTCTATCCACTGGTGATATGTATGGAATCACTATAGTTTCTGATCCCCATTCTAAAATTGAGGCATTTGAATCACACCATTTCATAAATCTAAGCTCCCAAAGAGACCTATAAACAATGTTATTAAGATCTCCTCTGTATTTAGAACTATTTTTAGCCTGAAACTTGCCTTTATAGGTATTGGTGTACATTTGAATATAAATAAATAATTACCTTATTTATAGGCGTAAAATGAACTTCGAGGCATATAACGGAACAGGTACAGCGTCAACTAGTTCTGTATCAAATAATCCGACCGTTACTCCGATTGATCGATATACAGTTAATGCACTAAAATATCCGGATAATCTTGGTAACGATGATTTACAACATTTTGTACAATTTTCTATCAACACCCGAGATAAATCCCAGTTTAAGTATGATGTTGTAGATAATGCCATTGTAAATAATACTGGATCTGCTAGATTGGATCCTGAAGTAGCCGGCAGAGCATTTGATTTAGCCTTAACTGGAGTTATCGCAGTAGGCGTCACTAAAGCGTTGGGGATAGGAAAACTTGCGAAAGCCGCACTATCTACTGGGGGTCTAGGAGCTAAAACTGCTAAGGCGTTAGTAGGTTCTGCTGCTGCATTAGGTTCAGCAGAAGCTACTAATCAAGCTGTAGGTGCTATAAGAAAAAGTACAGATATTCTTAAGCCAAATTTTATGCGAAGATTGAAAACTGTTATTGCATTACATATGGAAGAAAGACCTAGTGTACGTTATAGCATGGAATATAGTAATAAAGATTTAGGCGTTCTAGCAGGATTACTAGGGCAATCTAGTACATTAACAGGTGCTCTTACTGATTTAGTTGCTTCGCCTGAAGGTAGAGCAGCGGTAGCTATGTCAGCAGCAAGAATACCAGAAATAGCAGGAATTAATGCTAGAGATCTACTAAGAAGATCAGCTGGTGTGACGGTTAATCCTTGGAGAGAAACACTTTTTGAACAGGTAGATTTTAGGACATTCTCTTTTAGATATAGATTTTTCCCTAAGGATGAAGCAGAGTCCAGAAGAGTACATACAATAATTGGTATGTTTAAAGAACATATGCATCCAGAATTATCAAAGGAAAGATTATTTTTTATTTACCCGTCTGAATTTGAAATAACTTATATGTTTGGATTAAAAGAAAATCCATTCTTATTCAGATTCGCTCCTTCAGCTTTGGAAGATATGCAGGTAGATTATGGATCAGGTGAAGGCATGTCAAGTTTTTCTAACGGAGCTCCTACTGAAATAAATCTTTTACTCAAATTTAGAGAATTGGAAATTTTGACAAGGGAAAGAGTAGTACAGGATCGCAGCACAGGAGGGTTCTAATGTATTTTCAATATTTTCCCTTTATGTTATATACATTAGATGATTATAATACTGGACAATTAGTTAAAGATATTTTTAGAAAAGTTGTGTTAGCAGATCAAACAAAAGAATTATTTTCAGCTTATGATTTATATGATGTAAAAGAAAATGAAACACCTGAGATATTAGCAGATAAAATTTATGGTAGCCCTCATCTTCATTGGGTATTATTATTGACAAATGATATTTTAGATCCGAGATTTGACTGGCCTTTATCCACTAAAAATCTTATAGATTATGTGAAGTACAAGTATCACAGTATCAGATCAAATAAAATAAAATTTTCTGGTAATAAAATATCCGCACTAAATAAGAATACGATAAGTTTTGTTAAAACTTTATCAATCAACGATTCGTTAGAAATACAAAGTTCGTATAATGAGTTGAATGATGGTATATATACTGTTTCTAGTGTAGCTTATTCTTATGAAAGTTTCACAGTAACAGATTCTCAGGGAGGTGCTGTTTCTTTTTCGGATGATAACAGTACAACTAAAAATTTATATGTTAGATTAATCTCGGACCATTCTGGGGAAGTGCATCATTATGAGGATGCAGATGGGCGAGAAGTACAATCTTCGGGCGCATCTATCACTGCTATATCAAATTATACATATGAAGAACGAATCAATGAATCAAAAAGAAGAATAAAAATTCTGCAACCTAGATTCATTACTCAATTGCAACAAGAATTACAGACATTAATTAAACCGAGATGATTGAAAACTCTGATGCTACAAGTTTAGGCGCTTCTACATCAGAACCAAGTTTAGATAAAGCTGGTTCTGTATCTATTGAAAGATTACTTTTACTAAACAATATTGGTGATGGAAGAGATTTATATAACGGTAATTATCTAGTGGAATTAAATATTAGAGAAGATATATTTTCTAATTTTATGTCAGGTGAGATAACTATTTCAGATAGTGAAAATTTAATTAATGAAATGCCTATTAGGGGTGAAGAATTATTATATGTAAAATTAAAAACACCTACATTTGAAAATGAATATATAGAAAAAATTTTTAAAGTTTATGGTATACAAGATAGAATAGTCCAAGAACAAAAACAAGTATATACTTTAAAATTTGTATCTATTGAAGCATTTCTCGATGTTAATCTTCCTATTTTTAAAGCATTTGAAGATAAAATTGGAAATGTAGTAAATAACGTTTTCGTGGAATTTTTATCAACAACAAATGTTATAGATTTAAAAGATAACCAATGGATAGAAGCAGATAGTTCTGCTTGTATCATTCATCCAAAAATTGATGAAGAAAATTTTGGACCAGAAAATAATGTAAGATTCGTGAGTCCTGGTTGGACACCAATGAAAATTATTAATTGGTTGGCTTCCAAATCAATACCGCCTGGTAAACTTGAAGCGTGTAACTATTTATTTTTTGAAAGTAATAAATTTTTTTATTTTACTACGTTGGAATATTTATTCTTACAGGCACAACGAAATAATGCTTACATCGGTCCGTACTATGTGTCCCCTTCTAATATAAGAAATTCAGATATAAATGGTGATACCCAAGGACCTAATATTATAAGAGAAATGGTCTTAATAAATGATTTAGTGCAGCCAAAAGCTATCGATTTATTTAAAAATTATATGACAGGATATTTATCTAATAGATTAATAAATTTAGATTTTACATATAAAAAATATAATAGAATAGATTATGACCATGTTGAACAATGGGGCAACTATGTTCATGTAGATAATTTGTCTGTTCCATTTTTCAATCCTGAAAATAAAGATCCTGACCTTATAGTTAGAAATCCAGCATCGCATATTAGTTTTTATCCTTCGCAATCATTATTGTTTGCAGGTAAACAAAAAATTAAGAAAAACTATGACCAATATATAGGTGAAATACATGGTAATAGATTATCTAATATGTTAGAGTTGGATAATTTAAGACTAGAAATAGTAATTAGTGGTAGAACAGATATAGAAGTTGGTAGTATAATGTATATTAGTTTTCCTAATCCGAAACCTGCAGATGAAGGTGATACTGTGGCTGATAGAGAAGATACATTATTTTCTGGTAATTATTTGGTTAGTGCTATAAATCATAAAATCACTATATTAGAACATAAAATGATATGTGAAGTTTTAAAAGATGGATTTTATAGTAAAAAAGCTGTAAAAGGTAAGGTTGAATGAATATATTTAGCAAAGATGGTTTTATTTGGTGGATAGGTGTAGTTGAAGATGTGAATGACCCTGAGAAATTGGGTAGAGTAAGAATAAGAATCTTTGGTTATCATGGCGATGATAAAGAAATACTAAAAACAGAAGATTTGCCTTGGGCTTTACCAGTATTACCAATAACATCGGCTGGACTAAATGGAATAGGGTCCGCTCCTGTCGGTACTGTACCAGGCACATGGGTTATTGGATTTTTTCTTGATGGCAAGGATATGCAGCAACCTGCATTCTTTGGTGTAGTGCCCGGTTACTCTCAACCTCAAATTTATGAAAAGATTTTCGAGCCAAAAGTAGTTAAAGAGGATAGAGTATTAGTTGATGAACAAGGCAATCCGACACAAGATGAACAAGGCAATCCTATTCCTGCCCCTACACCAAGTATACCAGGTTGGTATTTAGGTAAACTGACAGAAATTTACGAATCTGGTAATTCAGGACCCGGATTAATTAATGACTATTTAGGAGCAGCAGGTAATGATCCTGGCGGGGCATCTTATGGAATATATCAATTTATTTCTTATTTACCTGTTAGAAGAAAAGATGGCAAAGCTAGAATAAATAGTCAAATATCTCCAGTTAAAAATTATATTTTAACTTCTATATTTAAAAATTCTTTTTATGTAGAAGATAGTGAAACAAAAGAAAAAGTTCTACTTTCACCAGCAACACCTGAGTTTGATAACGTATGGAAACAGTTAGCCAAAGATAATTCTGAGGAATTTAGAAAGGATCAAAGAAATTTTGCGTTAAACAAATATTTTTTCACTATGTCCTCATTACTGAAACGAGGAGACGGGAACACATCTATAGATGTGTCTAAATTTGGACCCGCAGTTAAAGAATTAGTTTTTACAACTGCCATTTATTTGGGTCCAAATAAAACCGACGTATTTTTTAAACCACTTAAAGATAAGGCACAATTGACAGATAGGGACATTGTAGAGTTGGTAACAGAATATAAAATTGCTAATGTTAGTTCATTAGTAGCAGCACAAAATATTAATATCGCTCGAGCAAGATTCCAACGAGAAAAAAATGATCTAATCGCGTTACTTATAGGACAGTCATGAGTTTCTTTTCAGGCATCGCTAAAGTAGTAAAACGTGTTTTTGCTAGCGAAATTATAGGTGTGGTTGCTGGAGCTATTTTTCCTCCGCTAGGAGTAGCAGCTGGAGGTGTATTGGGCTCTATAGCTGCATCAACTGGAGTTGGTACTGCCGTGGCTGAAGGCATAGCGTTAGGTGCGGAAGGTTTAGTTAATTTAGCAGGTAATGCTGCTGCAAATAATCTTATTAATAAGCAATTGGGCAATAAAGCTATTAGTAGTGTTTCTACTTCTATGGCTGTAAGTTTAGTAAGAAGTGTTGCTATTAATACTAATTATGCTTTGAATGATATTCCGAAAAATTTAATTGGATTGCATAACCCGGTAGATATACGAACATCCAATTTCGGCCCTGACATAATTCAAAAGGTCATTTTACCTAATATTCAAAATTCTATACTAACAACTGTAAATTTAGAATTAAACAAAAAAATAACCAATCTTCTCGTATTTAATGCGCCTCAAGATGTAATTAATATACTTGGGTTAGATAAATTAAAAAGCCAAATTATAGCAGGATTGCAGCCAGCAATTAACAGATCAATTTTGTTGGTGTTAGAAAGCTATTTAATAGATTTATATAATAGAGGATTATTAGTTCCACCTATCGTAAAAAATATTCCTGGATTTTTTAGTGGTGGGAATTCGATATATGCTATACAAAAATACACTGAGGTCTATAATCAGAGTCAAGTTCAATCTGCATTATCTAGATCTCAAAATTTTAATGTATTGAATAAAGATAATATATCTATTCTAGAAACATCCCGAAAACTTGGGGTGGATCCAACAGGAACTTATCCGACCCCTGAATATAAAAATCAACCAGAAGTTAACAAATTAGCAAGAGGAGATGTCCAAGGTACAATTGTTCAAAGAAAAGAAGAAGATCGTTTATTGGGAGCTAGATTACCCAACGATCAAACTTGGAATCAGCCGCCCTCACCTTATAAAGCTGTATATCCAAATAATAAGGTTTTCGAGACACCTTCTGGGCATTTAATAGAATTAGATGACTCTCCGGGTGCTGAAAGAATACATTTATATCATAAATCTGGTACTTTTATGGAAATAGATTCTAGTGGATCTATTACTAAAAAAGCTAAAGGTTCAAGTTATGAGATTATAGAGAAGAATGGGAAAATATTTATAGGAGGTCAAGCAGATATTTCTGTGACTGGTGCATGTAATATTTTCGTGGGTAATGATGCTAATATTGAGGTAGAGGGAAATACTAATATTAGATGTCATAATGATATAATTGCTGAAGCAGCAGGTAATTTTAAATTGTCTGCTGCTGAAAGTTTTAGCATTAGAAGCGCAAATGTTTTTATTGAAGCAGATAACGAATTACAGGTATTAGCAGAAAATAAAATTGTGCTTAATACTCAAGGCGATCTACATGCAAATGCTGATAGCGAAATGTATTTTACATCTTATAATTCTTATAATAGTTTGAAGAATTCCCAATATTTTGAATTGTTAGGAGAATTTAATGTTTCTGCTACTGGTGATGCATTAATTACTTCTAAAAATTATTTTGGTGTTACGTCAGAAAGTTATTATCATCAATCATTAAAGGATATTAATTTAAAGGCTAATGAATTAATTAAGACGCAGGGTGATGAAATTCATTTCAATTCCCCAAGTAATTTGCCAGAAAATTCAGAACAAGCAGCTACTGGTATACCTTTAGCAATTAATTCAGAAAATTCATTGGCAGGTGTATTGGAAAATAGAAAAATAATTACTAGAGTCGAAATACCTGATCCATCTGTTATTGGACTAGCTCAAGTATATGTTAGTGAGGTTGAAGAACCTGAGGCATCTAAACAAGAAAAAGAAAAAGTAAAAAATACTATCATTACAAGAGGTTTTGTACCACAGGAAAAATTAGAAGAAAATCCAGTTAAATTGGAAGAGTATAGCCCCTCAACTAACCAAGTGAATATAGTTTCACCTAGTGAAGAACTTATAAAACTAAATAGAGTGCCGGAAAACTTCAAATTGTCTCCTGGATTCACTCTTGGGATGTTGACAACTAAAACCGCGGTTTCTAATTATCCATTAAGAGCGCAGAAAGGATTAAAGTATGGGGAAATTTTATATAATTTACAAGCAATCGCATTGAATGTATGCGAACCAATAAAAACTTTATATCCAATGATGTTTATCACTTCGTGTTTTAGACATGATAATAATTCTCCCAATTCGGATCATGCTTTGGGTAAAGCTGTGGATATTCAATTTAAAGGATTTAGCAAAGATCAATATTATCAAGCTGCCAAGGAATTGTCCAAAGTAATTAATTATGATAAGTTTATTTTGGAATATAATGCAGCAGTTTCAAGACCTTGGATACATATTTCTTTTGGAATAAATGCAAATAGAAAGTTAGTTTATACTATGGTCAATAACGAAATATATAGTCAATCTTTAGTTTATATAGGAAACGTAGGATGAGCGACGGAGTATGTAGATCTACTTTAGATAAACTAAATAATTCTACAATACCTATTAGTATAAATAATACTTCAGTATTTGCCGAGGATTTAAACATTAATGTTCAAACAGATCTAACACCTCATGCAGGCGGGACTACACATACCGCCTCAGCATTTATTGTTCCTAATGGATATTCTGCTTCTGTTTTTATCAATGGGTTGCCTGTAGTTAGAATAGGTGATTTTGCATCTTGTTTATCACATTCAGTGACGGAAAGCATTGGATCGCCTAGTACTGTATACTGCGGATAATAAATAATAAAATGGCTACTATCAATAGAAAAGTTAGACAATTTTCTGATTTAGATTTAATTTTTACTTCCAACCCTTATACTAAAGATGTTAGTAAAAAGAATGATGAGGAAGCAATTAAGGCATCTATAAGAAATTTGATTCTAACTAGAAATTTTGAAAGACCGTTTCATCCTGAAATAGGTTGTCAATTACATTATCTGTTATTTGAAAATTTTGATCCTATTATTAGAAATACAATGGCTCAAACTATAAGAGATGTAATTAATAAGTATGAGACTAGAGCGATTGTAGATGATGTAATATTAAATACATTTGACGAACAAAATGAATTAGAAGTTACTATAAGATTCAGAATTTTAAATAATCCTACCCCAATAACTATAAAGACTTTAATCAGTAGAGTAAGATAATGGCAAATCTTAGAGTGTCAGAATTAGATTTCGATACGATTAAACTTAATCTCAAAAATTATTTGAAATCTCAGAATGAGTTTACTGATTATGATTTTGAGGGTTCTAGTTTAAATATTTTATTAGATATATTGGCTTATAATACACATTACAATGCATATCTCGCTAATATGCTTGCTAATGAAATGTTTTTGGATTCTGCAGTAAAAAGAGAATCTGCAGTATCAATAGCTAAGCATTTATCCTATATTCCTCGTTCTGTAAAGTGTGCGGAAGCAGTAGTTGATATATTAGTCAATAATCCGACTGGTTCTCCTACATCTCTTACACTTGCAAGATATACACCTTTCACTACTAATATAGGCGAAAGCACTTATACCTTTTTAAATACTGAACCAATTACAATAACACCTGAAAGTGGAGTATATAGTTTTAGTAATGTAAGCATAAAAGAAGGCGCAGTATTTTCATTATCGTTCACAGTACAACGCCCTGGTCCGACTGAAAAATATGAAATACCAGATATTAATGTAGATATAAGCACTCTATTAATTTCAGTTAGAATATCAGCTACTGATCCTTCATCAATAGTATATACTAAATACAATAATATAACAGAAACAGATGGCAATAGTTTAGTATATTTTGTCGAGGAAAATTTTAAAGGTAGGTATGAGGTATACTTCGGCGATGGCATATTAGGGAAAATGTTATCAGTAGGTAATATTGTTACTATTTCCTATTTAGTATCAAATGGAAGTAATGCTAACGTATCTAATCTATATACACAAGAATTTTCATATTCTGGTACTCTTTTTGGCGGAACTGCTTCTATATCTACAGTTGAAAATTCAACAGGCGGTCAAGATAAGGAAACTATTCAAGAAATTAAATTTAATGCGCCTAAAGCATACACAAGTTTAGATAGGGCAATAACTGCCAATGATTATAAAACATTGATTGAGCAATTTTATCCATTAGCAGAATCAATAGCTGTTTGGGGAGGCGAGGATAATATTCCACCTAAATATGGCAAAGTAATTATTTCATTAAAACCATACCAAGGTTATTTTGTTTCAGAATATACTAAGAATAATATAAAAAATAATTTACTTAAAAATAAACAAGTTATTGGATTATTGCCAGAATTTGTGGATCCAGAATATTATTATGTAAATCTAGATGTAGAAACTAAATATAATTCGAGATTTACTACTAACTCTGTAAATGATACTAAAACTATTGTAGAAGAAAGAATAAAAGAATTTTTTAGAATTAATCTACAAAAATTTGATAAAGATTTTTATTTAGGGCAACTATCCAATTATATTGCTGACGCAGATACCTCTATACTAGGTAGTTTAATAAGTATTAAATTACAAATAAGAAAACAACCACTATTGAGTGAAAACAATGAATATACTGGTGATTTTGCTTTAAAATTTAATAATAAGGTTGTGCCAAATTCATTTTCAAGTACAATGTTTTTTAGTTTAATTGAAGGGGTAAATACTAGATGTATTATAGTAGATAAACCTTTTACTAATCCCCCGGATCCTAATGGCGGTGGTTATTTACAATTAATTAATTTTTCTACTGGCACAGTTATTAAAGAAAATATTGGAACTATATTATATACTATCGGTGAAGCGCAGTTAACAGATTTTATACCTGTAGGTTTTTCTGGCGATCAAACAGACGTCAGATTTACAGTGGCTTTACAAAATATTGCCTATGATATTTTAGCTAATAAAGGTCAAATTTTATTATTAGATGATTCTACAAAAAATGTAGAAAATAATAGAGATGCTGGATTAAAGATTAACGTAACTGCTAAAGATGATTGATAGAATTACAGAAAGAATATCCGCTCAGGTATCTAGACAATTACCTGAGTTTGTTCAAGTAAATTTTGAACAATTCGTCACCTTTGTAGAAAGATACTATGAATTTTTGGAGCAAGACGAGGGTGCCCAAGAAGTAATTCAAAATGCTAGTAAATATAATAATATAGATGAAACTATAGATTCATTGACTGAGGCATTTTTTCGAACATTCGGACCTGATATTCCAAGATCATTGCTTGCTAATAAATCTATTGTTATAAAATATCTCAGAGATTTTTTTAAAGCAAAGGGCAATAGAAGATCATATGAATACTTATTCAGAATTTTATTTAATGAAGAAATAAGTGTTTATTATCCAAATGATTACACATTTAAGCCATCTGATGCAACCTGGGAAGAAGCAAAAGTAATAAAGGTTACTTCTGTTCTTAATGATCCCTTTAAATTAAAAGATGTTATGTTAGTTGGTGCTAATACCAATGCAAAAGCACTAGTAACTGATGTATTTAAAATAAGAGAAAATAATCTAGATGTATTCGAATTAAAATTAGATAGAGCTAGTATTGAAAGTGAATTTAGATCTGATGAAATATTATCTGGTACTAAAATAGTAACAAAAACTACAGTATCTGATAAAAATTTAGCTACTACATTTTCTGGTAATAATTATTCATACGTATCTCAATTATATACTACATATTTTGACAGAGACCCTGTTTATTCAGAAATTAATTATTGGACAAATCTACTCAATGATAGAAGAATAACTCGTAGAAAATTAGAATACGATACCTTTTTAGTGGGGGAGACTTTAACGATTCAAGTTAGACCCTATAATCTAGTAACTAAAATTCAAATTCATAGTGGCGGATTAGGCTATACTACCGATACTGTAGTAAATATTGATAGTAAAGATTATAAAGCAACAGGAATAGTTAATAATGTGAATGAGTTCGGTGGTATTAGAGAAATAAAATTAAGAACATTTTATCCTCGGGCAAATCTAGATTATAATCCAAATGTAAAACCAGTAGTAGAATTAACATCACCTACATTATATTTGAAAGGTAATTATACAACAGATAATACTATTCTAACAGCTAATTTGTTTAGTCCACATGGATTAACAAAAGGTGCCCAAGTAAATATTAGATTCTCTGGCAATGCAAATAGTTATTTAAATAATACAAGTAGTATTTTAACAGTAGCTACTGTTATTTCGAAAAATAAATTTACTGCTAATTTAGGTAATCCAAATGTTAATACTTATGGTATAGTTACATTAGCATATCTAAATGCAGCAAATCTTGAAGCGAATGTGGGTACTATTGCTACCTACAAGGGTAAATGGAAAAATCAAAAGAGTTTTACGTCACAAGCTATAGTGTTACAAGGACCAACTTTAAATTCTCCAGAAAATTCTTTAGTTAAATATCAGCCATATGCTTATGTTATAGAAACAAGACAACGAAAAGAAAGTTGGGAAGCTGCGGTTAAGAATTTATTACATCCTGTAGGTTTAGGGTTATTTAATGATTTAAAATTAGATTCAGTAAATATTAAAGAAACTAGTAATGCGAATGCTTGGATATCATCATTTTCAGCTAACGCATTTCCTACTTTTGATTCAACCTTTATTACTATGGATTCTATTTCTTATACAATGGATTCATTCTTTATTACTATGGATTCTATTTCTTATACAATGGATTCATTCTTTATTACTATGGATTCTACTTCTTATACAATGGATTCATTCTAAAGAGACAGAAATGGCATCATTTATTACAAATAAACTTAGAATTAATTCTGCAGAAACATTTATAGATCAGTTTAACGTAAA